TTCTTCAAAGTCATTAAATGCAGTATGCATTGAGTTAGAAGTACTATTTAATACAGCTGCATATAATGCTATTGCCTTACTTCTTTGTGCATATTTGAGTGTCTTAAAAGAATTAAAAACTACATCACAAGATATATTAAAGACTAGTTGTTTCTTGCCTTTTATACGCTCTACTGTATAAGCTGTGAATTCTTCCATATATATTGAATTTAGTTATTTGCATTTTACACCTAAAACTTATAACTACGTAACGCATAGCCTGAATATTATCTGTCAGCGGTGATTATATCTTGATTATTGACTAATTTTCGCTATGTTCACATTCAATTGTGATATGCAGAATGCGCAAGGCTTATTAAGCCCTACGCTTCACACATTGAGAGAAAAAGCTATATATTTTAATCTGCTAAAACATACGTACCGTTTTCGAGACCTCGTTTAAAGTTACGTTCGGCAAGTTCTTCCGGTTTACCCTCGACACTGTTTTCTTCGGCATCACAGAACAGTACAAGACTAATATTAGAATACATGCGAGGTATTAACTCGGTTGTCTTATACTTTTGTCCTTTTGGAATAACTTTACCGTTAACCCTTGCCGTACCGTCGCTTGTTTTTTCGACTTCTTTTTCGTCCGAATAATATTCGCCATCCCTGTTAAGGATATGAAACTTTTTACCCGTATCCCACTGATATAACATAAGGTTAATTTTGCGTTCCTCTATTACATTATTATCATCATCAACAGGCATACCGCTCTCAAGGCTATCACATAGTTCCCGTGTGGCTGGGAACATAGTTTTGGTGAAGTTGTACACCCTACTTTGCATAGCCATAACATTAATAGTACCGTCATCGTTAAATGCACTTGTAGCGTTTACGTCTCCTACTGTACCAGTAGCACGTATAACATAATACGGTAACTCACGGTTTTCGTCTTCTCTCTTTTCAAATTGTTTAACAATACACAACATAAGCAAAAAAAGTTTAAAAAGTTAAAAAATGTGAACATAGAAAAGGGAACGCCATAGAGCAAAACAGCCATAGGGTGTTCCCTGCCGATACATAATACGGGGGAGTGAATCTTTGCTGGTCACCTCTCGCATCCTTTCTCCCAAAATTTTATTTTATAAAAATTTTTTAATAAATGTTAAATTATATTACAAATTTTAACATTTTGCATTCATGTATATATGAAATACGATCCACATTATTATATACAGAAGATAGGGGATAGTATAGATTCGCTCCCCTATGTAGAGGTTACTGTTGATAACACTAAGATAATTGTTGTCAATATAAGAGCCGGCCGTGAACTGATTTATAAGGTATACTTTACTAATTTCAGTAAAGAGATTTCCGGCTGGTATCATGATATGAGTACAGATGAAATAGTAATATTTCACTGTTGTGAACACTATGTA